AGACTGAAGAAGAAGATGAAGATGAAGATGAAGATGAAGATGAAGTAGTAGAAGAGGAGTTTGACATCGATGAAGATGTTAATGCTCTCCTTGCTGGTGAGGATCTCTCCGAAGAGTTCCAAAAAAAAGCAAGAACAATCTTCGAATCTGCCCTTCGTTCAAAAGTTTTTGAAATTAAAGAATCTCTTGAAGAGCAGTATTCTTATGCTCTTGCAGAGGAGGTCGAAGAAATTAAGACTGAACTTGCAGAACGTGTGGATTCATACCTTGAATATGTTGCTGATGAGTGGATTCAAGAAAATGCACTCGCAGTCGAACAAGGTCTTAAGACTGAAATGACTGAATCATTCCTCCAAGGAATGAAAGGTCTTTTTGAAGAACATTATGTATCAATCCCTGAAGAAAAATATGATGTGCTTGAGAGTATGGTAGAAAAACTTGATGACATGGAGACTAAACTCAACGAGCAAATTGAGAAAAACGTTTCACTCAACAAGCGTCTCGCAGAGTCGGTTGCTGATGGAATTTTTGAACAAGTATCTGATGGCCTTGCTGCTACTCAGAAAGACAAGCTCGCTTCACTTGCCGAAAGTGTTGGGTTTGAAAGTGAATCAGAATATCGTGAAAAACTGGAGACTTTAAGGGAATCATATTTTCCTTCAAGAACAATCTCCCTATCAGCAAGAACTGAAACATTGTCCGAAGGTCTAGACAGCACTCCAGAGTCTATTTCTGGTCCAATGTCTAGTTATCTTAAGACTCTTTCAGCATTCAGCAAATAATTGAATTTAATATAATTCAAATAAAAACAAACACTTAACAAAAGGTAAACGCAAATGTTCCAATCAGAGCATCTGCAGGAAAAGTGGGCACCACTCCTCGACTATCAGGGTCTTGATTCAATCAAAGATTCTCACCGTAGAGCTGTCACCGCTGTCCTGTTAGAAAACCAAGAAAGATTTTTAAGAGAAGAGCAATCATTCCAAGTTGGAAACCTTTCCAACCTTATGGAAGCAACACCAACCAATGCTGCTGGTAACGGTGGATTTAGTGGAGGGGCCACAGCAGCAGGTCCTACCGCAGGTTTCGATCCCGTTCTGATCTCATTGATCAGACGTTCGATGCCTAACTTGATCGCCTATGATATTGCGGGCGTTCAACCAATGAGTGGTCCTACTGGACTCATCTTTGCAATGCGTTCACGTTACACCAACCAATCCGGAACCGAAGCATTCTACAACGAAGCTGATTCGGCATTCTCTGGTCAACCTAAAGGTCGTGACGATGCTGCTGGATTCAGTGGCGCTGCTGTTGGTATGGGTACTACTGCCTCTAGTGGTATTAACCCTGCAGTTCTTAACCCTGTTGGTGGTGCTGGCGACCAAACTGCATACAATGTAGGTCAAGGTCTGCGTACGGATTCTGCTGAAGGTCTTGATGGCACTGGAGATGATGCATTCAACCAGATGGCATTCTCAATCGAGAAAGTCACTGTTACTGCAAAGTCAAGAGCACTGAAAGCTGAGTACTCACTCGAGCTTGCTCAAGACCTCAAGGCAATTCACGGTCTGAATGCTGAAGCGGAATTGGCAAATATCCTCTCAACAGAGATTCTTGCCGAAATCAACCGTGAAGTTATCAGAACCATCTACAAGGTTGCTGAACAGGGTGCTGTGCAGAACGTTGCAACTCCTGGTATTTTTGACTTGGATATCGACTCTAATGGTCGTTGGTCAGTTGAGAAGTTCAAAGGTCTTCTGTTCCAAATCGAGCGTGATGCTAACGCAATTGCACAAAGAACTCGTAGAGGAAAGGGCAACACGATTCTCTGCTCCGCAGACGTTGCTTCAGCACTGACCATGGCCGGCGTTCTTGATTACACTCCTGCTCTTAACAGCAATCTGAACGTTGATGATACTGGCAATACTTTTGCTGGTACTTTAATGGGCAAATTCCGTGTATACATTGACCCATATGCTGCTAACCTGACGACCGCTAACGGAACTCCTGGTAATCAGTATTATGTTGTTGGTTATAAGGGTTCTTCTCCTTATGACGCAGGAATCTTCTATTGTCCTTATGTTCCTCTCCAAATGGTTCGTGCCGTTGGCGAGAACAACTTCCAACCAAAAATTGGATTTAAGACCCGTTATGGAATGGTTGCAAACCCATTCGCTGAGGGAACTACCCAAGGACTTGGTGGTCTTACTGTTAATGCAAACCGTTACTATCGTAGAGTTGCGGTCAAAAATCTGATGTAAATCTCATATCATATGAGATTATCTGGAGGACCTCAAAAGGGTCCTCTTTTTTATATTTACAAATCAACTAATAAAATTAATAGTAAATTTTATATTGGTAGATGTAAAGGTCCTGTTAAAAATAGAGAATATAAACACTGGTGGTATGCCACTAATAAAAATAGTAATACACCATTTCCAAATGCTTTACGTAAATATGGAAGAAATAACTTTATCTGGGAAATTATAGAAGAAACTCGTGAAAGTAATAATGGAGAAAGAGAAGTCTACTGGATAGATAAACTTAAACCACATTATAATGCAACTTTGGGTGGAGATGGAGGATCTCTTGGTCGTTTGTGTCCAGGGCATGTAAAAGAAGCAACAAGACAATCAAGAATTGTGTCAGTTAAAGATAGAAAGACTGGAAAAGTTTATATTTCTATGAAAGATGCAAGAAAGGATACTGGAGTATTGGAAAGTAGTATAAGTAGGTCTCTAAAATATAACGGATCTGGTAGTAGATGGGAAAGGGTTATCTAAATAAAAATAAAGATATCACAATCAAAATGAAACCAACACCAAGAGAAACAAAGGAAGCAATTGAAAAATATAATATTATTGTTGAGCATTTAATCAAGGAAAATTATGCTCAAGACAAAGAGTCTGCAGATTTAATTATTGCTGGAATGAGTGAAGAATGGTATACCACTATTATCAATGAATGAGGATATAAGTAATGTCATCTGGTCAACCACAAAATAGAAATTTTTTATCTCCTACAGGATTTAAATTTTCTTTAAAAAGAGCTCCTAAAGTTTCATTCTTTTGTAACTCTGCAAATATCCCAGATTTAAATCTAGCAATTGCTATTCAACCATCTTACTTAAAAGATATTGATATTCCGGGTGATAAAATAACCTTTGGAGATTTTTCTTTAAGATTTCTTGTGGATGAAGATTTAGAAAACTATATGGAGATTCAAAATTGGATTCGTGGACTTGGATACCCAGAAGAAGTGCAGGAATTTCGAGATTTAAGCAAATCTGGAACAATTAAAGGAAATTATTTAAATAATAACCAAAATATTTACTCTGATGGAACACTTCAAGTTTTGACAAGTGCGTCAATTCCAAATTTCCAAATTGTATTTAAAGATTTATTTCCCTATTCATTAGGAACTTTATCGTTTGATGCAACAGCAACTGATGTTCAGTACTTTACAGCAGACGTGAGTTTCAAGTATACTATCTACAATATAGTAGATCTAGGCGGCAATCCCTTATGAGTTTAGACCTTGATACAATTCAAAGAATGTGGGAGCAAGATTCCAAAATAGATCCAGACAATCTTCACACAGAATCTTTAAATATTCCAATTCTTCATTCCAAATATTTTGAAATTCATAATACAATTCTTTTATTAAAGAAAAAAGCAGAACAACAGAAAAAAAATATTAGGCATCAAAAATACGAATATTTTACAGGTAAAGCAGATCCTGATGTTTATTTGGAGAACCCATTTCCAAAAAAAGTCAGAGATAAAGAAACACTTCAAGGTTACTTAGACTCTGACGAAAAATTATCACAATCTTCATTGAAGGTTGATTATTATGAAACAATGCTTATATACGTTGATAGTATTCTTAAAATGATATCAAATAGAACTTATCAAATTAAAAATGCTATTGAGTTTATGAGATTTACTGCTGGGTTAGGTTAAATAAATACTCATAGTATTATGATTACTATGAGTGACGTAATTATTGAAAAGAAAAATGAAGTGCATCTAAAACTTCATTGTGATCCACATATTTTATATGAACTTCAACCATACTTCACATTTGAAGTTGAGTCTGCAAAATTTATGTCTCAGTATAGAAGTAGACACTGGGATGGAAAGATTCGTCTATTAAGCACTCATACTGGAGAGATATACGTTGGTTTATTGGATAAAATAATTGATAAACTCACTCTCCATAATTATACGTATGAGTTTAAAGAAAATAAATTTTATGGTCAACCCTTTGAAATAAATGATATGATATCATTTGAGGGTGTAAAAGACTATATGAAGTCTATATGTTCTCATTCTCCCAGAGATTATCAAATTGAGGGAGTATACGATGCATTAAAACACAATAGAAAATTATTGATAAGCCCCACTGCGAGTGGCAAATCTCTGATGATCTATTCTCTTGCAAGATATTATGTTGAGAAAGGGCAAAAAATTCTTTTAGTTGTTCCAACGACATCTCTTGTAGAGCAAATGTACAAAGATTTTGGGGATTATGGTTGGGATGTTGAATCATATTGTCATCGCATTTATTCTGGAAGAGAAAAAACAAATGAACATCCTGTTACTATCACAACATGGCAATCAGTATATAAACTAGAACGTTCATTTTTTGAAGATTATGGAGTTATTATAGGTGATGAAGCTCATTTATTCAAGAGCAAATCATTGATTGAAATCATGACCAAACTTCATCATGCAAAATATCGTTTTGGATTTACTGGAACTTTAGATGGAACTCAAACTCATAAATGGGTTTTGGAAGGTGTATTTGGACCATCATATAAAGTTACAAGAACAATTGAATTAATGGAACAAGGATACATTTCTCAATTAGATATTCAATGCCTTGTTCTTAAACATTTACCACAAAGATTTGAAACTTATGAGGATGAGATACAATATTTAATTACTCATGAACAAAGGAATAAATTTATTACAAATCTTTCTTTGGATCTAAAAGGAAACACTTTGGTTCTTTATAGTCGTGTAGAAACTCACGGAGCAATACTTTACGAACTTATAAATACATCTAGACAAGGTGACCGCAAAGTATTTTTTATACATGGCGGGGTGGATGCTGAAGAGAGAGAGTTGGTGAGAGAGATTACGGAAAGGGAAAACAACGCAATTATTGTCGCATCTTATGGAACCTTTTCTACTGGTGTTAACATTAAGAACCTCCATAATATTATCTTTGCTTCACCCAGTAAATCGAGAATTAGAAATTTACAATCAATTGGAAGAGTACTTAGAAAAGGAAAGAATAAAACTAAAGCAGTCTTGTACGACATCTCTGATGATTGTACTTATAAATCAAAAAAAAACTATACCTTAAATCATCTTATTGAACGTATAAAAATATATAACGAAGAAAACTTTAATTACGAAATTATAACAATACAACTAAAGAAAAATGGGAATTGAAGAAGATTTTTACGCAACACTCAAATTAAAAACAGGTGAAGAAATATTTGCAAAGGTTGCAGCTTCGGAAGAAGAAGATAGGACAATGCTGATTATTTCAAGTCCTATAGTTGTTTCTGAAATAAAAAATAGATCAAGAACAGTTGGGTACAAGGTAGAACCTTGGTTAAAAACAACAAAAGACGATATGTTTATTATTAATCTCTCTGATGTTCTGACTCTTTCAGAATCTTCGGATATAGAAATGATTATGATGTATCAATCTTATGTGCGTCAATCTAATAGAGAAGAAGACAATCAACCAAGAATAAGTCGTAGAATGGGATATGTGTCTAATGTCACTGATGCTAAAGAAATATTAGAGAAAATCTTTAAGCTTTCTTAAGTTATAACTTATGAACCTCCACAAAGGTTATTATACGAGTATTTCAACCTCTTGTCAACCATTTTTAAAAGTGTTATAATATCTACATAATAATGATAAAAACTTATGATAACTACAGCAGTTATGAGCAAAAGAAAAAGGTCAGAACATTATGTGAATAATAAAGAGTTTCTTTCTGCTCTCATCAAGTATCGTGAGGATGTAGAGATTAGTTTTATTCAACTGCATGGAAGAGAACCTTCAAAAGAAGATAGGGCAAAAAAATGGGAAACAAAACCACAAATTCCCAGGTATGTAGGTGAGTGTTTCTTAAAGATTGCAAATCACCTTTCCTTTAAACCAAACTTTGTTAACTATATGTTTAAGGAGGATATGATTTCTGATGGTATTGAAAATTGCGTTCAATACATTCACAACTTTAATCCAGAGAGGTCACAAAACCCTTTCGCATATTTCACTCAAATAATTCACTTCGCATTTCTTCGTCGTATTCAAAGAGAAAAACGTCAGTTAGAAATCAAAAGTAAAATCCTTGAACGTTCTGGATATGCTGAAGTCTTTACCGACGACAACACTATTGACACTGGCAATTATTCGGATTATAATTCAATCAAAGATGGAGTTCACAGCAAACAACGTTACTGAATGAAAGTCGCAATCATTACAGATAGTCACTACGGAGCACGAAAAGGGTCAAAACTTTTTCATGACTATTTTGAGCAATTCTATAAAAACATTTTTTTCCCGACACTGGAGCAGTACGGGATTACAACTGTTATTCATATGGGAGATGCTTTTGATAGCCGTAAATCAATTGATTACCAAAGTTTAGATTGGGCAAAGAGAGTTGTATTTGAACCTCTTAAAAAGTACGATGTTCACATGATTGTTGGTAATCATGATAGCTATTACAAAAATACAAACAGTACTAACTCACCACAACTTCTGTTGAAAGATTATCTTAATATTAAAACTTATTCTTCACCAACAGAAATTAAAATTGAGAACCTTAATGTTCTTCTTCTTCCTTGGATTTGTGCAGACAATGAAGAGCAAACACTTAAGATGATTAAGAAAACCAAAGCAAAAGTTGTAATGGGGCATCTTGAACTTCAAGGGTTTCGTGCTCATCGGGGACACGTGATGGAAGATGGTATGAGTACTGATATGTTTAGTAAGTTTGACCTAGTTTATTCTGGACATTATCACACTCGTTCTAATGATGGAAAAATCTTTTATCTGGGTAATCCTTATGAAATGTTTTGGAATGATGTGAATGATACTCGTGGATTTCATATCTTCGACACCGAAACATTAAAGCACACTCCAATCGATAATCCTTATCGTATGTTCTACAACATATACTATGAGGATACTCCCTACCAAACATTTAATGTGCGAGAGTATGAAAATAAAATTGTTCGTGTAATTGTTCGTAAAAAATCAGACATTAAACAATTTGAAAGATTTATAGATAAACTCTATAATGCAAATATTGCTGAACTTAAAGTAGTAGAAAATTTCGCAATAGAAGTATCTGAAGATTTTGAAGCATTTGAATCTGAAGACACTATTTCTGTTCTGAATAGATATATTGAGGAAGCAGAAGTTAATCTTGACAAATCAATTCTTCAAAAAATGCTTGGAGAAATATATCAAGAAGCATGTGAAATAGTCTGATGTTTATTATCACAATTAATGGAAGGGAAAAGGAAGGTGCATATTCGGTAATTGATGATGATGGAGAACACATTTTATACCTCTTTCAAGAAGAGGACGATGCAACTCGGTATGCTATGATGTTGGAAGAAGATGGATATCCAGAAATGCATGTGATTGAAATTGAAGATGTGGTAATGATAAAAACTTGTGAAATGCACGGGTATCAGTATGCACTTATTACCCCAAATGATATTGTAGTTCCTCCTGATTCTGATTATGATTTTATTTAAGAATATAAAATATAAGAATTTTTTGTCTACTGGTAATCAATACACTGAAATTGATTTTACCAAAAACAAAACTAATTTGATTGTCGGTACAAATGGTGCTGGTAAGAGCACTGTTCTTGATGCTCTTACTTTTTCTTTGTTTGGAAAACCATTTAGGAAAATCAATAAACCACAACTTGCCAATTCTGTAAACGAAAAAGATTGTAGAGTTGAGATTGAGTTTACTATTGGTAGTATTGACTGGAAAGTTGTAAGAGGAATTAAACCTGCTGTATTTGAAATTTGGAGAAACAATTCTGTTCTAGATCAAGCTTCTGCTGCACTTGATCAACAAAAGTGGTTAGAGCAAAATGTTCTAAAGATGAACTTTAAGTCTTTCACCCAAATCGTTATTCTTGGAGCAAGCACCTTTGTTCCTTTTATGCAACTTTCTGCTGCTCACCGACGAGAAGTAATTGAAGATCTTTTGGATATTAAAATCTTCTCTTCTATGAATATTGTAATTAAGGAAAAAATAAGATCTTTAAAAGAAGAAATTAAGGTCTTGGATCTTAAGAAACAATCTCTTGTAGATAAAGTTAAGATGCAAGAGAACTTTATTGGTGAACTTGAGAATCTTGGAAATGAAAATATTCAAAAGAAAAATATAGCAATTTCTACTCTGGATGCTGAAGTTGAAATTTTTATGAGAGAAAGTGGTATTCTTGAGGAAAGCATCTTTGAGAAACAAAAAGAGGTTGAAGAATATGTTGGTGTTGGGGATAAACTTAAAACACTTGGAACATTAAAGGGTAAGATTTCTCAAAAAGTATCTGCTATTACAAAAGAACATAAATTCTTTACAGAAAATTCGGTTTGTCCTACCTGTACACAAGAGATTGACGAGATCTTTAGAATAAATAAAGTTAACGATGCTCAATCTAAAGCAAAGGAATTGCAGTCTGGTTATAAAGAACTTGAGGCAGCAATCAAAGATGAAGAATCCCGAGAGCATCAATTCCTCACTCTATCTAAGGAGATTTTAAAACTTACAAATGACATTTCTCAAAACAGCATTAAAATTTCTGGATGTCAGAGACAGATCAGAGATCTTGAATCTGAAATTCAAACTATTACCCAACAACTTAAAAATAGAAATACTGAACATGAGAAGTTAGAGGAATTTAAAGGGAATTTAAAAACTACATACAACGAACTTTCTTCCAAGAAAGAATTAATAAACTATTACGATTTTTCTTACAGTCTACTTAAGGATGGTGGAGTTAAAACTAAAATCATTAAGAAGTATCTTCCGTTGATTAATCAGCAAGTAAACCGTTATCTACAGATGATGGATTTCTACATTAACTTTACACTTGATGAGGAGTTTAACGAAACTGTCCAATCACCTATTCACGAAGATTTTTCTTATGCTTCTTTTAGTGAGGGAGAAAAGGCACGAATAAACCTTGCTCTAGTTTTTGCTTGGAGAGAGGTTGCAAAATTTAAAAATTCAGTTCACACTAATCTTATTTTATTTGATGAGGTATTTGATTCTTCACTTGATGGATTTGGAACTGATGAGTTTCTAAAAATCATTCGTTATGTAATTAAAGATGCGAATGTTTTTGTAATCTCTCACAAAACTGGACTTGAGGACAAATTTGAAACTGTCACAAAGTTTGAGAAAGTCAAAGGATTTAGTAAGGTATCATCATGAAGGTTTTAGTCACTGGACATAGAGGATTTATTGGAAGAAATGTATTCGCTGATTGGCAAACCACCCACAATCATTGGGTTGTGGGAATGGATTTTCCGTATGATATTGATAATTTTGTTGGTGATGATTATGATTTGATTATTCATTTGGCAGCATTTGCAAATATTAGAGAAAGTCTAGAGAACCCTCAAAAGTTTTATGAGAATAATGTAGTAAAGTCTAAAAAGATATTCGACTGGTGTAGAGAGACAAATACTAGACTTTTATATGCTTCTTCTAGTGCTGTAGAGGAAGATTATTGGGAGAATCCTTATGCTATGACAAAGTGGATTAATGAACAGATGGCACCACCCAACTCTGTTGGGATGAGATTTACCACTGTTTATGGTCCAGATAGTCGTCCAGATATGATGTATAGGATGCTTGAAGATAAAACTGCAACCTATGTAACCAATCATAAAAGAGATTGGATTCATGTTAATGATGTGTGTCGAGCAATTCGTTATCTTGCTAGCAGTAAAATCTGTGGACCAGTTCCTGTTGGGTCTGGTAAATCTGCCTATGTTAAAGATCTTGCAGAGAAGATGGGGATGGGACACTTGCCAGTCAAAGAACTGACCCCAGGTGAAAGACAAGATAATGTGGCAGATACTATAATTCTAACTAGTATTGGATGGTTTCCAACCATTAACGTTCTGGACACGATCAATGAACACTCCAAATTGGCAACATCATAGCAAAAAAGAACAAAAGCGGAAACTTAAACCGCAAGCACTTCGACAAGCAAAAGCGCGTCGGCAAGCACTCAAGAAGCGTCTCTCTCGGGACGCTTCTTATTTTTT